TTCCTGATCCGCGTCCTACGTTAATTCCTTGAATTTTAACAGGCCAAACAGTGCTGCCCGATCCGTCCTTTAACGTATTACCTGAAGTTCCGTCAAATACCGCAACGCCCAAATCTGTGGATGACGCTGGGCCAGTTAATCCAGAAAAACTTGCCAGATCATTTAATTCAGTCGCTGTTATTGTGATTGCAGTGCCACCAATTTGCCATGAACCTTCAGTAAGGTTTGGCGCGATTGGCGTTGTGCCATCAAGGAGATCGTCAATGGTGTCTAAGTTTGTGTTGAGCTTTGTACCCCAACTATCAGCAGAAGCTCCCACCTCTGGCTTGGTTAGGCCATACGTTGTTGTCGTTGTGTCAGCCATCTAAGTCTCCTATGCAGCTTCTGACCATGTGTCGGTTGGGTCAGTAACATCAGTCCATATATCTGTTGGCTCCGTAGCTTCTGTCCAAGTGTCGCTACTGTCAGCCTGCGTTGTCCATACACTATCATCATCGGCCTGATCTGTCCAACTATCGGTGGGCGGCTCCTGATAGTCCCAAGTAAAGCGAGCAGGCAGTGTCGGTACGCCCGCCGTAATCTCTACCATCGTCAGCGCGTATTCTTGGAAGAATGGCAGTGTGTCAATTTGCGGTGCGCTTGCAGTGATGTCGTCTGCCGCAAGAACATCTGTATATTGAACGCTTGCGGCATCTACGGTTGGCCGTAATCCAATGGTTTGCGTTGATACGCTAATAGTGTTGCCCATGCCAGAGCCGTGAACGCTACAAACATAGCGCAAACTTGCAGGGGCATCGCTTGGCACCAAGAACGTGACAGTTGCGCCTGACGTACCAGCCGTGCCAACTGACGTTACACCGTCCGTGTAGCTTGTTGTCCCATCTGACAGCGTAAAGACAAGTGGGTGTCCACTGTTGCTGCTATCACTTAGATCAAAGACATACTTTTGACCGCGCACCAAAGATAGTGTAGGGTTTGACGTTCCATCTATGTAGAACTTGTTGCCGCCGTTATCAGCAACGGTAACTGTGTAATTTGTAACCTCTGGGCCTAAGCCTGTTACGCTTAAAACATCCGTGAATACTGTTGTCGCGCTATCAACAACAGGAGTTGATGTTATGTCGTCAGCACTAAGTACATGGACAACTTCAAGGCCAATTGCATCAACAATAGGTGTTGTACTTATGCTGTCGGCATTAAGGTTAGACGCAACGGGCGTACCAATCGCATCAATAACTGGCGCACCAGATACAATGTCGTTAAACGTAAACTGCTCATTTTCAAAGACAGGCGCAGTATCAACAGCGGGCGTGCCCGCTGTGATGCTGTTGAGCGTAATGCTAACTGCACCTCCTTCAACACCACCATCATCCGCTAGTGGCGCGGCGGCTAATGGTGTAAAGCCAAGCATGTGTTATGACTTCCAGTAAGTACGGCCAGCGGCAATAGCGTCACTAATAGGGGTCACATCTTTGCCAGCGTCAGTGTACTTGCTGTCTAACATTTCTGTTTCAAGGAGCATCACCATATTCCCAACTTGCTGTTTGCGATCCACTTCGTCCATCTCGCGGCCCTTAATACCAGCGATAACATTATCAATCTGATCACAAGTGTGTAGTAATCTTAAAAAGTCACGATCTAACTCATTAACAGCCATTGTTAGTTTCCTTCTAGTTGAGCGATGCGCGCTTCAAGCGCATCGTTTTTCTGTGATAATTCTTGAACCGCTTTAACCAAAATTGGAAAAATTGCGTGTGTTCTGGCTTCTAGTTTTTCAGGATCACTGTAATCAACAAGCCTTGTATGTTGAACAGACGAAAACTCTAATTCAGCATCAACAAGGTCTTGCGCAATAAAGCCAATATCTTTTCGGGTGCCCATTGATCCATCGCGCCTGTTCCAATCAAATGAAACTGGACGAACATAGTTAATAAAGTCTAGTCCGTATGGAATGTCTTGAATGTTTGTTTTATCGCGCTCATCAGATAGCGTTGATATGGAAGTGTCATTACATCTCAAAGTTTGAACTTGGCCATTGCCAAGGGTAAATTGCCCTACAGCGTATCTACTATTAGGCGTAGCATAAGCTCCTATAGATGTGTTATAGTTGCCCTGCATGGTAGTTGTCTGGTTGCCAGTGTAGTACCCTACATTGGTGCAAAAATCATTGCCGTAATTGTATCGCCCAGCTTGTTGGCCGACATTTACACTGTAATCAGTATAGTTGCCTTCGTAGTTACTATACCCCCCAACAGATACATTGTATCCGCCATATTGCTCATATCTACCTGAATACCACCCAATAGCAACGTTTTCGTTGCCAGTTGAATAATAGTTATAAGAGTTTCTGCCGCCTAGGCGAATATTGTAATCACCGCCACCCTCATAGCGACCAGCATGCGCACCAATGTTTATACAATAGTTGCTAGTTGAACTTGTGGCTGCACCAGCATAAGGGCCGAGTGCAACAGTTCCATAACCATTAGCGTATGCCTGCCTCCCAATAACCACTACTTCACTTGCGCTATTCTGAACGCCAGAAGCAAAACCAATAGCAATACTGCCAGATGTGCTGCCAATATTAGTCCCAGCACTATAACCAACGCAAACATTATAATTCCCAGTGGTGGTTGACTGCCCAGCTACATACCCAACAGCGGTATTATAGCCCCCACGGTCATTCTGTCCCGCACTGTGGCCAATTAAGGTATTGCCGTCTGATGAACCCTGAGAAGCACCCCCAGAATTTCTACCAATAAATGTTCCCCAGCGATGATTTGTGAGCGCAGCATTATCACCGCCAGCCCCATGCCCTACTGCCGTATTGTCATAACCAGTAGTTAAGTCTTTTAATGCATCATGGCCGATTGCCACATTTCTAACGCCACTGGTTATTGATGCAAGCGCGCCCTCACCAATAGGCATATTCCCCACACTTGTTGCGGGATCATCAGGCCACGCACTCTGCCAGAGCATCACATCTTCATTAACCGCAGACAAAAATACAACGGCACTTCCAGTTAAGCTAAGAAGCGATCCAGTGGAACTTTCTGTCAACGTGCGCGTTAAAGTCGTGCCTGATGCGGTATAAGTGCCAGTGCCAATCTCCCAATCGTTACCATCCTCAATGGTGTAGCGAACAGTATCACCATCAGCTACGCCGCCATCTGCAAACGTTTGGTAGCCTGTTTCAGCAGACCCAAGCGTAACTGTGCCTGTGCCTGTCGTCGCCGTGGCAACTTTAACGCGATTGGCTAACTTAACCATGTTTTACGCCTTATGC